TAAAGAAGAACCAGAAAGCTCTATACCTTCTCGGTATTGAAAATTCAAAAGAATTAGTTTCTAAATACATTTATGTATTTGAGAAGACCTGTAATGAAAAGGGGAAACTGTACAGTTGCAAATATTTTAAACAACTATATAGTTATTGCCAAAGATATGTGGTTTCCCACAAATCCGAGGAAATCCCTTTCACGAAGGTTAATTCAAAAGGTGTTCCTTCTATTATCTCTTTTATGAAACCTCTCTTGAGAGGTACCATAGAAGAAAGAAGAAATGCTCTCTGTATTCTACAACTCTATAAATTAGTTGAGACTAACAATAGAGAGATAAAATACAAATCTATTGAGACCAAACCACTTGTTTCAAGTGATGAAATCGAAAATAGACCCGGAGAGTATTTCTTAAACTTAGTAGATAAGTTTCCTAAAGACAAGGAGTTAATCCTTGCCATCAGAAAGAGTTATCTTAAAGTCCTAGAAATGAACTTTCCAAAGGACCGAGTTGGAGCAAGACTATCCGATGTATCTAAAAGTAGTGATATTTACATCTCCGGAAAGAGAGGACCTAACGGTCCATCTTTAACACATTCTTGTTTAGACTATGAGAGTCTAACCAAGAGTTCTCCCGACCTGCTACACTCTATGAAGAGTATAGCTGAAACCACTAAGAACTCTGATTTACTAGAGATCTTAGAAAGTTTCGAAGGAGAGAATGGGTTAGAGATCGTAAAAGATTGTAGCAAACAGTTAAACAATTCCAAACTGTCTCTAAAACAAGAGACTGGAGGGAAGAACCGTGTGTTCGCTATTGGTGACTGGTTTAGTCAATCAGCTCTAAAGGGATTCCACTTATATTTATTTAAGTGGTTAGCTAAACAACAGGAAGATGGAACTAGTGACCATAATCTGACAGCCATCAAATCAAGAGAGTGGGTGAGTTATAAGGAGTTAGACCCCTTAAAACTTCCATACTCAATTGATTTGACGACTGCGACAGATTGTTGTCCCTCTTTATTACAAAGAGAAATAGTCAACCAAATTCTTGGTGTTGAGTTTTCCTCTGAATGGTACAAATTAATGACCAACAGAGACTTTAGAAAGATTGATTCCCCAGAAACAATCCGATATACGACGGGTCAGCCAATGGGCTTACTAAGCTCATGGGCTATGCTAGCTGTTTGGCATCATATAATGATGCAGACAATCCTGCACTACCTTTCTATACCTCGTATAGACCCTGCTACTGGATTTGTTAACTACCTTATTGTTGGAGACGACGTCGCGATGAGAGGTCGAAATATCCACAAGATATATTTACTTCTTGTAAATAAATTTTGTAATGTTCCAATCTCTGAGTTAAAGGGTTTTACCCCTGAAACTCTAGACGTAACGCTGAATCCTTTAAAGGAGGATGATCCACAACTAGAATTTACAGATACTATAATAGCAGTTGAAATTGCTAAAAGAGTGTTTGTAAACGGAGTTGAGGTAACTCCGGTCTCACCTGTAGCGATACAAATGGGATTAGAGTTTCCATCAGATTTTCCTTCACTTCTAGAAGAAATGTCTAGAAGAGGGTATAGACAGATTCACGAAACCAACACCGTCCGCTCACTCTTAGACTTGAATTACAATCCAAGTTCAGCATTAAGTGTCGCGTCGTTTCC